AGCCTAAGTCGATGAGGTTTTTCCATGCTTCAAAGGCATAGTTGATATTCCCGGGCGCCAGCGTCATTTTGCTGCCCATGTCGCCGTGCCAGTAATCGCGGAAATGCTGCACCCCGCGGATGGCAATGTCGTAACTGCCGGAACCGTCCGGGAAGACTCGGCAGGCGTCGTGCAGTTTTTTATTTCCATCAATGCTAATGGAAAACGAGAGGTGCGACTGGTGCTTTTTAATAAATGCCTGAAATTTGGGATCAAAATACAGGACTCCATTTGAGCAAATTGAAATCATATAGGCTTCGGCCCACGGATGATGCTTTTTAATTGCCTGGTCGAGAAAATAGTCAATAATTCGGTCAATAAGGTCAATTTCCAGCAGCGGTTCCCCGCCGATAAATTCCAGGATAATTGCCGGGCTGATGGTCGGATTGATGTAGGTATTGGATTCATCAGCAGAAAGCAGATAGTCTACAAATTTCTTTGCAACAGAAATGGGCATCACATGGTGCCCTTTATTGATTTGATAGCAGTATGTACAGCGCAAATTACAGGCATCTGTCACTTGGAAAGTTACAGAACGCGACAGGCGTTTTTCATGGATATTTCCGTTATATGGCTGAGGAAAAAGCCGATTATAGTAATCTTGGAATGGTTCAATTCGTTTTTGCATCAGCGACTACCTCTGCTGAAAGAATTGCAGTATTAAAATCAAGGCTCCACTGTACTTTCTTATCTTCAAATTCTGGACGGGAAGAAACATATTCCTTCTCAAGTTCAGCTTTGGCTTCTTGATATTTTACATAATCCCCTTGATTGTCTTTGTCCCATTGGTGAAAAGCCTTTGTATGAATATCATAATCATGGGATAGCATAAACGCCATAATTTCCTTTGTACGCTCCAGATTATACTGGAGAGCTTCTATATAATTTGACTGTTCTTTGTTGATTTTAATCTGTTCCATAAGAATATTTTCTCCTTTTTAAATTAATCATCACATATATTAATGACTGCAACCACTGCAGCCTGTACAAGCGCCACAACTGCTTGTACAACTTCCAGAGCAATTACCTCCACAATCTTTAGTACTACTGGATCCCCTGCATCCGGAACAACCTTCACATTGTCCTACACAGTTATTGGTGCACGCACTACAGCCATCAGTACAACCAGCACATCCTTCACATGTGCCAGTACAGGAGGTACAGGCATTTGTACAAGTGCCTAAACAGCCGCCCGTGCATGAACCGGTACAGGTACCGGTACAGCCGCCCGTACACGCCCTACAGGCAGCACCACAGGAAGCCTCACAACCATTTGTACAGCCAGAGCAGGCATTCGCACAGCCGCCTGAACAACCATATGAGCAGCTGCTGCCACAGCCAGAGCAGGCATTCGTACAGCTGCTGCAGCTGCTGCATCCGGAATAACACCCCGTTGTACAAAGTCCACTGCAGGAAGCCTGGCAGCTGCTGTGTGCTGTCGTTGTTGCTTCGGCAGCATAAGTATCCACAATTTTATTCAGGTTCGCCGTATTGAAATCTGACGGGATTTTTGCGCCGGCGGCGGCATCGGCAAGGTTTCCCTGCGGTTTGACTGCGATAATTGGGGCAATTACTTTATGCCCTTGTTCGGTACGGATAATCCCGCCCGACGCAGGCTGTGCCGTAAAGTCCCAATCTGCCCCTGCATAAGCCGACATACTTCCCAGCCCAGATCGTCTTTGCATCTCAGCTTTTACTTTTGCTTTAATATCAATGATTTCTTTTGCTGTAATCAAGGACTCACCCCCATGTTGCCGGGACAGTTACCCATGCTGTACCATTGTAATATTTCACGATGTCTCCATTTGCACTGTCCATCCACAAAAGACTGGTATCTGCTGGGGTGGTATTCTGCCGCACATAACCGCCTGTTGTCGGCATCTGGGACTTCGGGATTTTACCGTTGTCATCCAGGGATGCAATGCCGCCCTTTGCGCCTTTCTGGGATGTTGGAATTGCTCCGGCCTGTTCTGCTGTGACACTGTGCGGATTGTCTTTATCTGCTAAGTGTGCGTTTACTGCATCCCACAGTTTATTGATGTCTGCTTTCGTCGCAATGATCACGGTCGGGTCGATAATCACGTTTACTCCGCGCGCATCCACCACGGAAATGTAGATATACAAATCCATTTCCATGAGAGCACCCGTTGTCACGACTTCCTTCGGGATTTCCGGTGTGTTGCCAATAGCAATCAGGCGGCCTTTATCATCCAGGACTCCGATTTCCCGCATCACCCAGCCACCGACGCTGGACGGCAGCACTGCATGCAGGATCATCCGGTTCGGTTCTTCTTTATCCTGGGATACATCACCAATCGGGCCGCACCATACTTGATGTTTCAGTGCTGTCATGCCGTTCACCGGTACATATGGAGTACCATCCGCGTCCCCGACGGCAATCTGCGCAAAATTAACTTTTGTTCCGGTCACTACGCTGTTTGCAATGGCCGCATTACCAATATCGGTACACATGGTTCCGTAAAGCTGTGTATCTGCCATATTAACTCCTTCCTAGTACAGTCACGGACAGGCAGGACTTCATGACCACCGCTGTCCGTATCGTGCTGATGCTGTCATAACGATGAACCTGCCAAGGGTATAGAGTAACCGTTATGCCAAGCTTGCTGATAACAGAAATTCCAACCGGGATTGATAGGCGGAAGATCGCGTCAGCAAACAGTCGAACTCCGGCAGGAAGCAGTCCCTTTATCTTAGACAGCAAAAAGATTGTTTTCCCAGGCAGATGAGCAAGATCAGAAGCATCACTCAAAATAAGCTGCGCTGTATGCGGCTCTGCCCCATCAGCAAGATAGAATCTGCTGATTGGAAGCTGAAGCAAATTTGCAATACCGCTGCTCACACGGTTCCATGCGCCATTGTTCCGGTTTTGTATGATCTTTTCTTGAATCAAAGTCCGATACAGCGCATCATCTGCATTTCCGCGCGGCTGTCCTATTTCATCGCCATACCGATTCAATGTCGATCCAAATGCTTTTTGCAAATCCTGCGCCTGCAGGACAAGCTGAATATCATCACGCAGCGCATCGGAAGCATCGCCATGAAGTTCCAGTAATTTGTAGTTATTGCTGGCCGGATTTTTTCGGTATACATCGGGAAGGCACTCGGCCAGCTTACTGGTCGGCATAGGCATTCACCCCCACTGTAATATTTTCTTTTGGCAGAACGGCCGCCTGCATTGGCGTACAGGCAATATTCGCGGAAGCATAAGCTGTCCCATCAGAAGACAGTTGCAGCAGTGTTACATCCCGAACGCCCGGTACGGCAGTAACAGGCGCATAAAGGCGCGCCAAAATGACATCGTCCCCATTGCCAAGTGCCGCAATAGAGGCTGACAATGCTGATTTTATCCTGTCTGCCCCATCTGCGGGGAAACTGTCGTCGGTCAGCACAGCTACTTTTACATAGATGGCTTTATCCGTAACATGAGTAAAACAGATTTGCTGCTGAAAGCCACTGTCATCTTTGATCTGCACCTCTGTTTTTCCATACGCTTTGATGCCACACGGCTTCGCATTGAAAATAGCTTTTGCAATTTCATCATTAAGATTATCAGGAGCAAACACAATACATTCAAAGCTCCCCGGCGGCCTGCCGTCTTTGTCGACAGTTTCATTTGCATTTTCAATTACCGTACAGCTCCGCACACCAATAATCCGCAAGACAGCCGCACGGATTGCATTTGCTGTCGTACTTCCCATCCCCAGCAATGCCTTGTGATACCGGTCCCTTAGTTCTGGGTCTGTTTCTTCATCCTGGCCTTTCTGAACCAGTGCAACATCCCTCACCCCATTTACTTCTGAATCCGGATTGACAATTTCTGTGACAGAGCCGACCGGGACATTTCCGGATTCTCCTGCTTCTGATGCATAAACTATCGTCTCAGCTTTTCCGTCCGGCCCCAGCGTTACCATTTGCTCCGTATGGAACTCAATACCATTACCGGATACCAAAAATCCAGCCGGAATTGTGTATCCCGGCGTACCGGAAAGCTCAATTTGATGTTCCGCTGAACTTGCAGGGTCCCGGAAGACGCCGGCTTTGACAGCTAACCGGTCAAGGCTCTGTGTCCGGGCTGTGTCTGGGAAAATGCTGTTATACACATTTTCCAGCTCTTCATATGCCTCTGCAATATCCTGTGTTCCAAGCCGGATAAATTTGCCCAGCGGAGTTTTTTCATCGGTATCAATATCATCTCCGAAAAGCACTTTTGCCCGTGATTCCTGCTGAGCTACTAATTCCGCATAAAGCGGACGCTGAAATCCTTTATCTGTAAGGACTGGCATAGCATCACTCCTTTCTGTATTTCTCACTCATGCTTCGCCGTCCGCTGCATAAAATAAAGCGTACCGGATTCCGTATTTACTATTGAAATACGGAAAAGCGTACGCTATAATGGAAGCATCAAGGGAGGGATTAATTTATGGAGAATATCAATGTCACAAATGCCCGCAAAGATTTATACAATCTCATCAGCCGCACCAACGAAACTCATGAGCCGGTAAAAATAACCGGGAGGCGCGCAAATGCAGTTCTGCTTTCGGAAGACGACTGGAATGCAATTACTGAAACCCTGTATCTTTCCAATATTCCAGGCATGGCTAAAAGTATCCGTTCCGGCGCAAAAGAACCGCTGAAAGATGGCACAAACGCAAAGGATTTGAATTGGGATGTATGAAATCATCCTGACAAAACAGGCTGTCAAGGATTTTGCAAAACTGAAATCTGCCCATCTGCTTCCAAAGGTCAAAGCATTGATTGAGATTCTGGAACAAAATCCGTATCAGAATCCACCTCCTTTCGAAAAATTAGTCGGAAATTTAAGCGGCTTTTATTCCCGGCGAATTAATATCCAGCACCGCCTTGTATATCAGGTACTGGAAGATCAAAAAGCAGTCCATGTATTACGGATGTGGACGCATTACGAATAGAGTTCTCCCCTCCTTTACAGAGGGGATTTTTTAATAGGTATTTTCCCCTGTTACGGTTCCTCTGCTGCACTCGGCCGTAAAGCGGATATGCAGTTTCCGGTCTGCCGTCACTTCATGGTCAAATGAGTTGATGGTAAAACTGTTGTCAATTTCCTGCAGACCGGCAAGAAGTTCTTTCTGAACGGCATCATAGTTGATTCTTTTCCCTCGGAAAAGATGAAAGTTGATTCCTTCTTCCGGATTCAAAGCCCATTCTCCGCGGTTCGTGCCGAGTATCGTTTGGCAGGTCTGCTTCAGCAGCTTGTCCCCATCAACCATTTGAATCTGCCCATCCAATATTTTCACATCCCCATCCGGGCCAAGTGCAAAACCCTTCATGCCAACACCCCCACCACAATAGAATCTTTCTGCTGGTGATGGCCAAGTGTCGGCACTTCCGAATATCCATGCCTGGCTGCCGTAATATCGCGCTCGCAAGTCACACACAGGACAATATCACCGGCTTTCATTGGTTCCATAGTGATATGTTTATCTTGTATTAAATTACCAGTAATGCTCCCTTCACTGCCCTGCGCTTTACAGTACGGAGGGTCCATATACCTGAGCTTATACCGTGCATTTGCCAAAACTGGAATATTTTTCAGCAGAGGCTGTTTCACTGGCGCTGCATTTACCGGCTTTGTCAGTGTAATCGGCTGAACAGAGGCAGTCCCAGCGCCTTCATCAAATTCAACAAGGCGGCCCAAAAAGGCCGTGTGGAGCCGCAGAAGTGCCTGATCCATCTGTCCGTGTCCTATACTCATGCCCTGCATTAAATCACCGTCATTTCTGTAATAAAATCAGTGCCATTGAAACTGTGTTTTCCTTCCAGTACGTGAAAAGTCCCGGTTACATCTTTACTTTTTAAATTAATCTGTGCACCGGACATACAGCGATGTTCCAATAAACTTGTAATTTTATAACCTCTCCGCGTTTCCTTAACTGTATCATCGTCTGCCGATTCGCTGATTTCTTCTTCAAAGTATTCTGGGCTGCCAATCAGCCCATGCTCCACATCCATATCAAAACGGAGGCCTGTATTTGCTGTTCGGACGTCAATTGCATAAATACTGCCGCGCTGGATGTAAGTTGACACCCCGCATATTTTTGCGTATTGGTCGATGCTTGACATCAAACCTCCATCTACTGTAACCGCATCTTTATAAGTGTGGTCCCTGCGAACCCGAAAAGCCGCAATCGGCAGGCCCGTCTTTTGGAGCAGGGATCGGAGAATATAAGATGCCCTGCATCCTTTTTTAAAGGAAATGTTCTTGACATCATGTTCCTTCAAGCGTGGATTGTCTACCGCTGTCACCGTTGTCCGGACATCCACACCGTTATGTGCTGTCCGTGCACTGGAAACAACTCCTGAAAAGATCAGGCCATAGTCATGCCCATAGCCAGCTGTCAGGGAAATGCTGCGGCCGGTTACAAACTGGTTGCGCGTTGTCCTGCTGAGATTGTACATGGTAAAAGTTGCTTCGTTGGCCGTCGTATTATCGTCAAAAGGCACTTCAAATTCAATGTCCAGATTTGGGTATTCCACTTTTGCCGCACCGCATAAAATCCAGGCGGCGGCATGGAACAGGCCGGACGGTATGTTGACCGGCGTCTCGGTGATTTTGGCTTGAAGCTGTTCCAAAGATTTGACAACCCGGCTGCTCCGGTTTGGCGGAAACGGATGGGAATTCCGAATGATTCGGCTGTCTATTTTTGTCACCCCTCCTCATCGTCGACGGTAAGAAATACGGTTTTCCCGAGATTGTCCCATGTTACTGCACTTTCGTGGTTGGATTCATCCAAGGGTACCAAAGCCACAGCCGGGAAGTGTCCGGCACGGTACACATCATGGAACAAAGGGGAACCGTAAATCAGCGGTTCCCCTGCACAAAGCAGTCTGCCGCCGCTGTCATATAGGCTCACTGTAAAAAGGTCTGCATTAGAATTGTAGTCAACAGCCAAAGTAAACTGTTTTCCAGCCAGGATAAGGTCAAATTGGTATGGAATCATATCTTTATTGATTTCAATCCGGTCACGCATCTTATCGCCTATTTCCAATCCAAATTCTCGCACCAATCTGCATGGTGCGTGGGTCCATGTGTCTGCTGAAAGCATACGGGTTAAGCCGCATCACGTCATTCGGAGAAAATCCGTACCGTTTGTATGGCGCACCCGAACGCTGAAGCAAATCCCAGAGGGTATCGCCGCGCCTGACTGTGTAATAAACCTTTGAGCTGACACTGTTGGCGCACCTTTGCTGTGTTCCGGCATTTCTTCGGGCAGCAGCCCTAGGATTTGAGACAAATGCGCTCTTTGCAATGCGTGCTTCCTGCAGGGTAATATTGAATTTATAGCCTCCGGCAATCTGGCTGCTGTGTGTGGAATTGAATTTCGTAATCCACATCCGGTTGTATCCATATACGCCTTGATATGGGACAATCGTCCCACTGTTTTTCCATGCCTCAATTTTCTGCATTTTCTGCAGGGCATCAGGACCGACAATTTCGCCGGAAAGGTTCAACACTGTTCCGTTCCTGCAAATATTGTCGGTGATATTTGCCCCGGATTCTACCGGATGGCTTGTCACACTGACCGTACGTTCTCCCTGCTCACCTTCACCGTCAATCCAAATTTCAAGGCCGCCAAGTGTAGCCATCTTTTTAGTCACTCCTTTTAGGCATCAAAAAGCGCACCCGAAGGTGCGCTTAATCAAAATGGCTATAAATTCTATTTTGAATTTTTTATTTGTGTAATGTTAATTTCGAGCTTATCCTTAACATTTTGAACATTTTGCATAATATTCTCTTTAATCGAATTAGAATTATCCAAAAGTTCAATAATTTCAGATAATGCAAGCATCAGCACAAAAATAATAATTGATTGTATCCATGTACTTAATGTTGCATTCCATCTGGTTGTATTTTGTACAATACCGCTAGCCGAATCAAGCGTAACAGCTGGTGTACTTGCCAGTAGTACAAATCCAGTAATAATTCCGATAATTAAAAGAATTATTCCAAGTATCCTTACAGCCTTCGCTATTTTATTGTCAAGCCGTAAAATTTTTTTCATTTTTTTCATCTCCAAAAAGCATTATACTATGGTTTTCTTAACGAAGCAACCTCTTTAGACTATAAGTTCTCCCGGTTCTCTGCGATCACGGCTTTGAATGGTTTCTTGGATCGCCTCAGAGACCCATGTTTTAACTTTTCTTTCAAGGTCACGCTCTGCAGCGGTATTGCTGCCAAACGTCGCGTTAAACTGCGGCGCATAAGTACTGTTGTCAGTATATGCCTTGCTGTTTCCAGCAGGATATACCGGTTGATAGAATTCCAGCTGAGACTTACTGTGCGGAGATACCATTCCACCTGCCGCATGTTTTTGCGGCTCTACACCAAGTGCACGGCCTGCAGTCTCCCATAGGCTAAGCGCATGATTCCTCCGTGCGGGATTAAACGGAATGATTGCTTCCGGATATCCTTCCTCGGCCACCCATGTCAGCGATTTTCTCCCAACAATGCCTCCGGCAGCCTTTTTCCCCGGATTGAATGCTTTCGAAACAGTCGAAGCGATCGTCATGATAAGATTATGATGGCTGAACCAATCCTGAGCTTTCTGAAATGCCGCCTGTGCGGCTTCTATCGGCCCACTTATTGGACCTGCTTTGGCACCTTTCAGTGTTGTACTGGAAGTAGTTGTGCTTTCTAATGTTGTCGCATCTTTGGCAACTGTAGCGGAACCTTTTACTGCTCCTGCTTTGGCTCCTTTCAACGTTGTACCACCAGTAACTTGATCCATCGCTTTGGCAGCTTTTTGTGCCGTGGAAGTAGAATTTAAAATGCTGCCGAGCTTTGGAGACTGCAGAATTTGACTTGCAGTGACTAAATCCATTGTTTTGACAGCCTGTCCAGCCTTTCCTTTCGCAGTATAAACCAGCCTACCGTCTTTAGATACTTTCATATTAAACGATGAAAGCAAACTTGTTGCTCCAGAACCACCCAGTGAGGCAAGCTTTGCAATCATTTGTGGCCGCTGTGCATCTGTTGCGGATGCTAATTTTGTAACCATCCCTGTGGCTGCACTCTGCACTCCGGCGGATTTGCTGGACAGACTTTTGATGAATGCATCTGTGGCATCAACACCCAGGTCAGTATACATGGTCTTTAATTCCTGTGTCTGAAGCTTTGTACCGGATTTTAGTTTATTTCCTAATTTCTGCACCTGCAGAGCAACCTGTGGGCCCTTTTCCGAAAGAGATTTCGCCATAGCATCGGAAATGTTAATTCCAGCAGACTTCATCTGTGCCTTAGCACTTTCCACAAGTGACGGCTGAGGTTTTGCCTGCTGGACAAGGCCTTTTCCAGCTTCATAAACTAATCCATATCCGCTTTTAAGAGCATCCGTCAATTCATACGGAAATTGCGCACCAAGCTGAGCAGCAGAATTAAATTTTTCCTTAAGTTCGGACGAATTGCTAATCTTCCCAGCGAGCAAATCCCACTGATGAGTCAAGTCACCTGATGCAGCTTCTTCTTCAAATGTGCTTTGCAAACTTGTCATCAGCGCTTTCGGCGGCACTTCACCAGCTGCGGTATAGCTGTTTTTCAACGCTATGAGCTGGTCTGTCTGAGGCTTTGCTGCAGACAACATTTGTTTCAAACTTCCGCGTACAGCAGGATCAATACTATTAGATGCTGATTTAAGTTGGTCAGATATAGAATTTGCAAATTGCTGGCCACCGATTTTACCAATTTGAAAGTCTGCAAAAGAATCCGAAGAAAAAATTGCAGAAATACTTTTCGAAAAAGAATCTGTTATTGATTTATATTTATCGCCCAACGGACCCATTGACACTTTATAATTGTTTAATTCAATGTCGGTCTTTTTCTGATTCAGGCCATCCTGCAGTGATTTTTTTAACTTGGTATACTGTCCTTGCGAGATTTCCCCGTTTTCAAGCTGAACATTCAGCTCAGAAATTGCAATGTCATAGGATTTATTGGCATTATTGAGCGCTTTCTGTGTTTCTTTTCCAATTTCAGAAGTAAGATTTTTAAAGCTGGCCGGAGACAGCCCCCCGGCGGTCGCTTCCACTTTTATCCGATCCAGCTTGGCTGTGTACTGCTCTTGCGATACCTGATTGACAATGCCTTGGATGCTCGTTTCAACAGAATCGATTACACCAGATTCATCCGGACTGATTACGCCGTCTTTCAGTGCATCCTTCACATCTGCCGCAAGTTCGCCTTTTAAAGACTGCAGCTTTGACTGAAACTTGGAATAGTAACTATCGGTCGATTTTGTAAAATCATTGTACGCTTGGCTTCCCGGCTGAAGAATCGTATCGATTGACAGTTTTGCGGTATAGTGCTTCTGCTCAACATAATTGACTGCATTCTGCACCAGGCTGTCTGCAGACTGCTGGAAATTGGCTTTATCGTCGGCGGTAAGGGTAATTCCTACACCTGACTTCCACTCTGTTTTCTGCATAGCCGAAGCGGCAGATTCCACACTCTTTTGAAGGCCGGCAAGCTGGCTTTGTGCTTCCGCGACACCTTGAAGCTTAATCGTCCACGGCGTCGCAGTAAGCTTTTGTGCCGCTTCCCTGCATTCGTCCGCTGAAAGGGTAATATTGCCGAATCGTTTTGCAAGGTCGGCATTGACCGCATCATCATTGGCTTTTTTAATGGCAAGGCCAATGCCAACTGCGGCTGCACTTCCAACGGCAAGTGCAATTTTTGCAGGCAGTGGGATCGCTGCAAAAGCTGTGGAAAGCAACCCGCCAGCTTTTGATGCAGTGCTGAGACCTTTCGCGGTTTCTTCCGCTGCTTTGCCAACACCTTTTCTTTTGCCAAGCGCTTCTGTTAATTTTCCAATACCACTTGTTGTGTTTCCAATTATTTTTAACGCTGGTCCTGCAAGCGCCGTTACACCTGCGGCTTTAAGTAAAAAATCCTGCTGGCTGCCTGACAGCCTGCCAAATGCATCGACAAGTTTTCCAACAGCATCTACCCCTTTTGTAACATATGGGAGCAATTTTGTTCCAACATCGATACTTGTGCTTTTAAGTTTATTCATCTCCTTCTGAAACATGGCCGCCGGTGTAGCATCCATTTTTTCAAAAGCTTTCTGCGTTGCCCCGGCACTATGCTGCATCTGCTGAGTGATTTTATTAAATTCTGTACCTCCATCTTTCATAATGGTTAAGGCCGCTTTGCCGCCCTCAGCAGTGCCAAACATATCAGCAAGGGATTTTCCGCTCTTTTTTGCACTATCCTGTAAAATTGCAAGAACACCCGTAATACTTTTGCCTTTACTAAGCAGTTGAGTGAATCCCTCTCCTGTTGCTTTCCTCAAAGTTTTATCGGCAACTGTACCGCTTTTTCCAAGTTCGTTGAGCATAGCATTCAGATAAGTCGTTGCTTCGGCTGTTTGTATCCCGTTTTTTGTCAGATCCGCCATTCCGGCGCAGACAGAATCAAGGCCAACGCCGAAAGCTTTTGCCGTTGGTATGACCATGCCCAGACTGGAAGACAGCTGATCCACTGTCGTTTTGCCGATATTCTGTGTAGTAATGAGTCTGTCGCTCACCTTTGTAGCCTGATTGGCACTAAGGCCATAAGCGTTTAAAGCAGACGTAACAACATCCACAGCGCTTTCCGTGCTGGTAAAGCCGCCCTTTGCCAGCTTTACCATATCGGTTGTAAACCCGATTGCTTTTCCGCTGTCAATTCCTGCAGAAACAGACTGATACAGGGCTTCATTGAAATCAGTGACAGCAATTCCTGTTTCCGTTGACGCTTTTTTTACTCCTGATGTAAGCTGTGTATAAGACAGCTTCGACGAATCTGCAATCGTCTGAACCTTTGCAAAACTCGTCGCTGCATCGGCTGCAAATTTCACGGACGCTGTACCAGCTGCAACTATTGGCGCAGTAAGCCCAAGCGATAACTTATTTCCTGCTTTAGAAATACTTTTCCCAATAGACTGGAGGTGCTTCCCTGCTTTTTGTGCGTTACTTCCAAGCTGTAAAATTCCTTTTGATGCCTTTTGGGATTCTCTGCTGATATTAGACAGGCCAGTCTGTGCTTTTTCCCCGACTTCACCAACCTTGTTTGATGTTTCTTGTGCCTTGTTTCCAAGGCCTTTCAGATGCTCTTCAGTATTCGAAACAGCTTTTTCCGCTGCTGCTCCAGACTTTTCTAACTGGCCGGAAAGAGAAGTAAGGCTTTTGTCATCGACATCATAACTGATTTTAACAACATCTTCACGGACAACATTTTTCAATTATTCTTCCTCCTTCCGGTTCTGCAGTCCGATCGCGTAATCAAGAGCCGCATTAGCTTCATTGATCTGTGCTGGTGTCATTTGATAAAATACCGTGTTGAAATCCATTCCATTGAAAACCAAACGCCAGCACGGCCAATCTGTTTTAGCCTTTTGCTTCAGCCTTTGCGGAGGAAGTGCCCGGGCGAAAGTAGCCGTTCATCACGGACAGTGCGAAAGTCACGACAGCATCTAAATCTGAAACAGTATCAAAATCGTCCGGAGTAAGGCCTTTTGGTTCTACAATGACATTTTTCAGCAGATAATCAGCCATTTTGCGGTTGCTGAGCTTTCCATTGCCCTCATTCCATGCATCCTCACCGTTCAGTGCTGCACCAACACCATTAAATTGTGCTGTGTATTTCTTTCCGTTAATTTCTTTTGTAGTCTGAAAAGGTTTTACCATTTCTATGGCCTCCATTATTACAAATTTAAGTTTTAAGTTGAAAACAGCCGTCTGGTTGGAGGCGGCCTTACTTTTTCATCATTTTCCATACAGGCGTATGAGGTAAAATCAGCAAACATCATGTGGATTCAACAACATAATCAAACACTGTGAATTCAAATTGGCGTTCCCCTGCCTTCGCACCGTTTTTGACATCCGGAAACTTTGTCAGCATGGCCTGCTGACCGCCGAACCGTTCGTTGATTGATTTATTGACAGCCCAGACCGGCACAACAGCATGGGACTGAGCCAAATCCAGCAGATATGCATACTGTGGGCACTCGACGCCAACCGACAAAGTAACTTTGCCGATGTCATTGTGGGATACATTCGCAACAACATCCCCTTGGGCACCTACATCCGGCTGAATGGTGTCTTCTTTTTTCGACCCGGAAATCATGTCTCCACCGAATCCGGTAATCAGGATGCCGCCTACTGTGACAGTAGTATCTTTTGGGTCATATACTTTGTACATTTAAGCCACCCCTTTAAACAATAATGTTGCCGTTGATTTCGGCACTGTGAATGGCACCAAGCAGGCTGAAGCTGAAATGGCCGAGGGAATAATGGCGTTTTTCACGGTCTTCAGCACTGGCTTGGGACAATTGCCCATACTTTACTGTGTAAGCTGGTTTGCCGTCAGAGCCTGTGGCAATGATGAGGTTTCCGTCCCCATAGCAGTCTTTCATGACACCGACGCAGGCCGCTTCCAGCTGCGCAATGCCGTTATTGTTATACGGCACTTTGCTTGACTGGTTGAGAATCCTTTGGCTGTCATGCTGGATACGATAAATGATATAGTCTTTGCCATCCATGATGTCGATGTACTCGCCGCCGATGGTCTTGCCTTCCGTTGTAACGTTGTCTCCGGCTTTGGTGACAAAGGTCAGGCAGCCTTTGTCATGAATCGTTTGAACCGCCGCGTCATCCAGTTCCAGCGGATCCATATTTTTCAGGATTAAATTTTTGCAGGTATAGGTTCCCGGCTGTTTCTGCGCAATCGCCCCAACAAGAGCGGCGGCGGCAGATACGCCGGCAGTTGGGTAATAAAACCCGACCGTGCGGTCACGCGGAATTTGTGTTTCTTTTCCCTTTACGACTGCAGGGATTCCATGGCTTGGCACGGCATTGAGGTCGCGCACTGTTGCAAAATATTCCCGGTCTGACTTTTCAATCATGTCAGAAATCTCCGTAACCGTGCTTTCCCCTTCTGCACCTTCTGTCGGGACAACCAGCTGCCGCCAGTCCTTCCCAAACAGATTTGCAATTTCATCTGTGCTTTTTCCGGTGACAGCCCGGACTGCAATTTTAAAGCGTTCCGTACTCTGCGAAAGCATGAGTGCGGCAGCGGAAGTAATCGGGCTGTCATTTCCGCACGCATCACGGACTTCATCAATGTCGACACATTCCGTATATGGGATGTCTGTCTTCTGCCCGCCGGCAAGAATCAGCGGAATTCCGAAACCGGATTTTCCAACTGCCTTTGTAAGCGACAGATTAACCGTGACATCGCTCGAAACTGTATTGCCTGTTCCGGCCGCACCCCCAACAATGGCGGATCCGGCCTTTGCAGTTCCAACAGCTGCATTTGCCATAAGACTGACCTCCTTGTAATTTCAAATTAAATTGTTTCAATTGTCCCATCAATGTCATAAACGCTGTCTTTGGTGTAATGCCGCAGCAGCAGTGTGACATCGAATCCCTCGCGGTATTCATACTCAATTGAGAGCAGGTTATCGCGGTTTGTAATATTTCCAACACTCTGGACGGATATCTCGTTCTTCTGCAGATAAGTATGGCCTTCTTCTGTACTGAACCATTCCACCGCATCAAGGGCAATCTGCTGTACTTTGACTGGGTCATCGCTCTGCACGGTAATACTCCAAGCCTGAGGAAGGTCTTTGTACTGCCGTCCGTCTTCATCCATGCACCAAGAACTGCCGACTGACTGTGCAATGCTCGTTATGGTAAACGACACATACGGATAAGGCGGAACCTTGGAAGAGGTGTTCGACCGAATAACCGGACAGCCAAGATATTTCTGAAGCCCGTCTGCCACCGCAGACTCTACATCATGCAGGCTTTTCAAATTGGCTCACCCGCCTTAGCAGATATACGAATACATCTGCGTAATTGCTCCAGTCTGCAGCCTGTTCAATGCTGTACTGGTGATCTTGGTCAATAATGCGGGCACCTTTCAGCGCATCCGGAAGCGGCGACGCCATATAGAGCTGCCGGTCCTGTGTTGTATAGGTTCCGCCGAGCTGGTAGACTTTCTGCGCAGTAAGCGGAACAATGGCGCCCTGCATCCGCTGTGGAGGCGGCGCCGGATCAGAAATCCACTGGCCGCCGCTGTAACGGCCTTCAGATGAAACTCCCTGAAAAGTAAACGTCCGCGAATATTTTTGGATAAGGCGCGTAAAGTCATACAGGTTTGCCATTACTTCACCTCATAACTGATCGACTCAATCATTGCGCCGGTATCCACTAAAGGATTACTGCTCCCCTTGCGCTCCGCGGTCATGGCACTGTCTGGAGGCGATGAAAGCTCCCTGGCATATGTCTTGATTTTTGTGGCAAGTTCCAAACCAATTCCCTGTAAAAACAACTTTGTCGGCATAATGCCGCCAAGGGTATCTCCAAGCGCATTTTCATATAGCTCCACGACCCCGTCTGCATACTCGTCAAACCCTGCACGCAGAAAGGAGCGTTCCGGAATTACAATCTGTGTCGTGCTTTTTTTCAATGGATAGCCTTGGTGGGCAAACCACGCGCGCATCTTGGGCGTAACCCGGATATGGCAGCCATACTCATGGATGCCGGCAAGCCAGGCGCTTTCGCCTGTGCATCCGGCCTCAACAGAATGGCCGTTCAATCCTTTCGCAGCCTCTTCCATTTTCGGGAAATCATTCTTCACCGTTTTCCATTCACATGGCATCAAACCCACCTTGATTCTGCCGGAACAAACCGGATATCCGAATTCAGATACTGTCCCATCAGTTCACGCGCATACTGCATCAGCTGGCCGCCTTTATCGGATGCATCGAACGACTGGCTCATGCCGGCAAGGCTTTCACTGGTAACGCCAAAACTCTGGGACATACAGGCAATGTACTTCAGGACAAATAATTTTGCCCCTGAAGGGAACGCTTTTGGATTCTCGATATCCAAGGATGTATGTTCTCCGATCCAATCCAAAGCGGCATTGGCCATCAAAACTGTTTCAGGCTGTTCATTCGGCAAAGGGACGCCAGCTGCCTCCCATTCATCGGCTGTCATACTTCTGCAAGCAGCCCGGCTTTCCGCAGGCTTGCAAGCAGCGCATTAACCGTTGTCCGCAGCGCCGCCGCGTCGGCCCCTTCTGCCGCATCGGCAACAGCAGAACCCGGTGTAATGACTGCATCTTTCCCATTTGCACCGGCATCCCCTTTTTCACCTGCAGGGCCGGTTAAACCCGTGTCCCCTTTCGGCCCGACCTGTTCATTCTGGACACCTTGTTCCAGTTTATTTAAGCGCTCGGATGTAATAACGTCCCCGTCTTTCCAATCAGTAGGTGTGTACATAATAAATTCCTCCTTAACGATCAGGTTGTTCCTTCTTGACTGCCGGCCGGTGCTGCCGGTTCACTGGCTGCTGCATCAGCCGCGGCCTTTAACATTTTGAGGCCCTCTTGGCCGAGATCCGTAATCAAACGCTGGGCTTTATATTCACCGCTCGTCATTATTTCTCACCAGCCTTAGCCGATTTTATGGCGGAGCATCGCAATGTGGACATTTTTGTGGTCTGTCGCAAGCGTCCAGTTTGCAGGGACTGCGAGGTCTGCATCATCTGCATAATGGTCATTCGGATTGATAAAGCTTCTATCCTTTTCAAAGGATACGCCAAGCGGATGTAACACCATTGCGAAACGCTGGATCAAGTAGTTTTCAGATGCCGGCTTATCCCGGTCCTTCTCTGTTGTGACAAGGCCCTGCGGTGCACCGTCGGCACGGGCAAATACGCCTTTTCCCATAAAATACGTATCATAGACACCGTCTTTCACCGGCATGCCGTCATCAACAATCGGAATGAAATTGCAGTAAGACTGGATGTTTGTCCTGGTCGTCGGATCAAAGGTTGTAACAATCTGCTGCAGTTTCTGCAGGTAAGTGTAAGTGGCAGAATGCATGAAGACAACGCCAAGGCTATCAGCTGCATCGCCCAGTGCCTGCTTGGTATCGAGCGTTGCATCAACATTGATGTCCGCCTTTGCACCGGCATTTTTGGAAATATCATTGACATGGGCGCTGAGGGCGCTTCCCATAATGCCCTGCAGAATGGAAAGCATCATGTTTTGTTCCTGCGCAACACGCCAGTCTGCATATAGATTTACAATCGCATTCATCGGATCTGCACCGCCGAAAACGGTCGCCAAGTCCGAATCACCGAACATGACTTCACGCACCAGCAGTGTCGCTTTTTCATTTCCGGTGGTTACTTTGTTCGGGGACAGGCGTTCACGGCCAAACACCTGTGCTTTCGCGTCCAGGGGATTGAAGTGCGGCATAATAATGGTATTGCCGCCGCGCGGTGTCCCGTTAATCAGCTCCGATAGGGCCGCGTTTGTAGTCGTAAGTCCTGAACTGACCAATCTGGATTTTTCCGTTGTCCGCTGAATGGTATAGTCCGTAAATTTTGCAGGTACAATCTGCATATCTGCAAGAGATGTAATCGCCATCGTTTATTCCTCCTAATTTGTAGTGGCTGAGGCTGCTTCTTTCAGGGCCTTTGCCTTATCGGGATCAGAAGTTTCCAGTTCCATTTGTTTGGTAAGGTTAAAGCCCTCTTTGGTATATGGGTTGTCTTTGGGAGAAACAGTATCTGAACCTTTGCCGGGATGTCTTCCTGCTGCCTTGAAGCGCTGGTCGACCTGTTTTGCGACGATCCGGTCAACATAGTCTTTAAAGGCTTTTACGTGGCTGTCAATCGTCGTTTCATCCGGGCCCATGACAAAATCGACAAGTTCCATGATGTCCTCATCGCCATCATCGATTCCAGCCTTTTTCATTGCTTTGACCGCATACATCCGGTTTTTTTCATCCTGCAGATCCTGTTCTTTCTGGGCAAGCTCCTGCTTCTGCTGTTCAAAGTCTGCTTTTGCGCGCTCATCGGCCGACATATGTTCCCGCTTTATGTGGTCAAGCTCCTTCTGCAATTCTGCCTTTTCTTTTCCAAGTTTTGCTGTCACCTTGTCAGCAAGTGTCTTTGCACGGCGCTCAATTTCTTCCGAATCAAGATGTTCCGTGGGCTTCGAATCTGGTTTTGGATCAGAGTCAAGGCTGGGAGCTGGATCTTCCGTTTCTTTGCCCGGGTTTGGTTCCGAATCGTCTTTTGCTGTTGGGAGCATTGCATCATATTCTTCCTGAGTGATGTCGCCTTTGTCCAACAGTTCTTTGAGTTTCTTCTTTGTCATGAATATTCCTCCGCATCAACCATATAGATTGTTGTCTGCTACCGTATAGATAGCATAAAAAAGCGTGTCCATATAGAACGCGCACGGCAGGCCTTTTAACGTCATGCTTAGGACAAATGATTTTCTGAAAGTGTACCATGTTCTGGAAGTCTTTTCAACGAATACTCCAAAAAACACCGGCAGTTAATGTCCTGTCCAGCCACTCCACTCTGCCCGGGGGCTTTCGTGGTTACGCCGCCGCCAAGGTCGAATTCCTGATCAACAGGGATACACACGCCCTCCATCTTTTGGTGGTTATAAGGGCCGCGGATGACCGTTACCCAATGTTTCCCGCGTCTGTACCGGCACTGTGGCCGAACACGTTCATCCATCATGGTTCGCCAGGTCTTTGTCATGATGTATCCGGCCTGCTGCACCGATTGATGCACTTCTTCTGCAGCGTCATGGAACCCTGCTTCCCGCACACGGTGTGTTTCCGTACGCGTAATACGTACTGCTTTGCTGTAGTCCCCGCCGACTTCACCGGCCACACGGCGCGCCATGGCGGAATAAGTATCTCCCTGCGTCAAGCCGATTCCAAGTTGTTGCTTAATGCCATAGATGACATCCTGCCGATGCTTCTGCAGCCGGTTGTTTAAGGTCAGCCCCGAGATTGGGTTCTCTACTGCACGCTTTACAATTTCCGGCGTTGTGCCGTGTACGCCCTGTAATGCTGCATTCAGCTGCGTATCGTTTGCTGATCTGTTTACTGCATTCTGCATTCCATTCCAGCACAAGGCATATACATCCTCCACAGTTTGATGGACTGCTGCTGCCACTGGCTCTGTGTGGTAGACAGTCAGCCGCTCTGCTTCTTCCAGGAAGCGGGCAAATTCTCCTTTTTGCTGAAGGATGGAATAATCGAGCTTATCATCTTCGGAAAACCTTGCATAGTATTCTCCGACAAAGGAACGCAAATCTTTCAGGAGTTCCTGATAAGTTTTCCTGATCTTCTGTTCGGAGCCTTTTTCACGATGTTCGGCTATCCTCCGCACCTGCGCCAGCAGGCTTTGCAGCTCTTCCCTCGTTGGCTGTGCCGCCATCATCTTTCACCGTCCCATTATCCGGACTGGAATCATCTTCGAGTGGAGGAATTCCATCTTTTTCCGATTCAATCTCTTCCATAACTTCATCCACATCATCAATCTCCGGAAACGCAAGGCTATAGGCCACACGTTTCGGCAGGCCCGCTGCAATCATTTGCTGTGCTGACTGCGCTTCGCTGAGAAGGTCAAGCGGAAAGTTACGGCTGAATTTAAGGTCAACTTCCAATGGGTCAAGAGTAATCCCTTTTTTGGACCATGCATTTGAAATGCATTGAAACATATAAGTCGCAGCACTTTGCATTTTTGCTTGGAATATCCCGCATTTAGTTTCAAGTCCTGTCAAACGGAATTTCAAAGCTATTCCCGATGCAGTGCCGAAAGCCTCATCATTAAGATTTGGTGTTTTAGAAAAGCGGTAGATATTATCTTCCAATCGATCAAGATGCTTATTATTTAATTCCCCTGTCGCGTCTTTCGTAAGATAATGAATGTTTCCCTTACCTTGTCCAGTGTAATATTGAAATTCACCTGTAGCCTGCGCTTTTTCCATTTCTGCATCTGTGATCTTGACATTTTCAAAACACAGATAGGAATTTGAAAATGCTTCAACCTCATTGCTTTGGTCGGAAAGCGCACGGTCATAAGCATCAATGAGCGATGTAACTTTTTCTGCATCACCAAGCAGTTCCCCGTTGTTTGGTATTCCCTGCAGCGGACAGCTGTCGTATAAATTAGGTATGTCATCTTTGGGTGCCCAGTTCCCAGGCTGGCCCTCGAACACTTTTATCGGTCCATCGCCATAACATTCTGCATGCCAGTATGTATTGCCTGAAAGATCGCTGCGGCTGTAATACCGCACTGCGTACTTTGGAGCCGTTATATCGTCGCCAAGTAATGCAGATTCGAATGGAGGCACTACCATAATCCTTTCCCTGCCAAGTTCATCATGGTAGAAAAGGCGGCCGGCATATCCGCATACCGTTGCGAATTTCGTGATTTCCATATCAACGTCTGGAAAATTATTGAGTGCCACAAAGTCTGAAAGGGCCTTGCTCGCCTTTTCAAGTTCACCTTTGCCTCCGGTATCCTCTTCACTGTCTTGGCTATGGTTGTAGCTGTAGGCAATCGGTTTGCCGGCGAAATAGCCAATCTTGAAGTCGTTAATCTCACTGAAAAAGTCATTATTGATTTTGTTGTTGATGGCTGCCCTGTCCTCAGCAAACCGTGGCTGCCGTTTAAAAATTGGTACGGCATCGTCCAAAACGCAGTACCGATCATACAGATCAAGCATGCACTGACGGCAGGGTCCATGTTTCGAAATGATTTTATCAAGGATCCCCGGTGTGAAGCCTTCCGTATCAATAGCCGCGCATTCTGCTGTAAAATCCGGATAAAGCTGCGATTTATTTCTCAATTCAACTTTCCTCCCAATTTTTACAGGAATCCATTTTGAAGTGATTCAGTAGCATATCTCAACGCATCCATCAGGTGGTTGTCCTGATCTACCGGCCGCTGCAGCGTATTGCCGAACCGGTCTTCGTCCCAGCGGTAATTACTGATTTCTGAAATAAAATGATGGCAGGATGGGTCAACGATCATCTCATACCCCATCAGCCACTGGATTCCAAAGTTTATGCTGTTTGGGCCTTTGTTCGCACCGATTGCACGAATTCCATGCATACAGAGGTCCGTAATGTTTTGTGGGCTGGCACTGTCGCAGGTAATATATTCTGTTCCAATGCGGTGATGCAATTCATCTGATAATTCATCGGTCAGCATTCCGCATTTGTACATTTCTTCAAACACATATATTTTCTTTTCCGCGTGCTCAAAATCAATGCGGACAAGTGCAGTTGGATCTTCAGCAAATCCGAAATCAAGGCCGTTATAAACGTTTGAGAAACGTTTCTTCTTTTCTGTCAAATCTTCAGTATGCCAATTCTCAAAAATGATGCCTTTGGTGACACCCCAATCACCAAGTCCAGCCACTTTGTAACGACGTGGATTCTGTTCTCTCATGGTTTCGAACACACGCCGATCCGCTTTATCAAGGAACTCATTACACAGATAATTTGTCGTTCCGGCGAAAACATCCGGGCCTTTCGGAGCATCATAGAACCTGCGTTTAATCCAGTGTTGGTCATTCCATGGATTCAGGGTCAAGGTCAGCTGTTTAAAAAGGCCGGCAGGCATTTCACCACGGATGGATTCGTCCAGGGTGTTAAAGTCATCCTCTTTCATGACTTCATAGGCTTCTTCCAGCCAAAGCCAGCACAAATATCCGCTGTCTGCGGAAATGGATGTAATCTTGTATGGATCATCAAGGCCGCGAAAATAAATTTTCTGACCGGTTGGCCGGTATGTTATCTCAAGCGGAGATTCCCGGCAGCTCCAAAACTTTTCTACATGGAATCGGCGGATGGCCCATTTTAATTCTGTGTAGCAGCTGTCCTTTAAGGTCCGGTAGACCCGGCGGACGACCAATGTATTGGAACCAGGATACTTCATCATGCGGTAAATGATGTTAAGGGCTGTTGTTTTACTCTTTTTGGATGCACGGCTTCCCTTCACAACACGGTAGCGGCCTTTAAAACGCCAAAAGTCACCATACCCGCCGCCCACGATATCCGGAAGATATTCCGTTCTTCCTGTCATTTCAAATCATTCTCCCCTGTTATAATTACTGGGCCAGAGTCACCACATGAATTACCATCCTTCTTTTTGGCCGCTTTAATCTCCGCCAGTTGCGCGATACATTTGGCCTTCTGCTTCTGGACGCGGGTAAGCTCGGCCTCAAATCGGACAATCGTCTCGGTAACGGACACCATCGTTGTGTTAAGGTGGACGCTATGCCCGTTTTTCTTTTCATATTCTGTTGGCACCTTCCATACGCGTCCGGCGCTGTCTTTTTTTTCATGATTATCTTCTCCCCGGTTGACTGTATAGAGCATCATCCCCATGTTATTGCTTTTACTGCCGCCTGTGCTGAGTGCCCTCATACGATCCAGGTCTTTCATTAAGTGCAGCTCCCGAACCGTGAGAATTTTAATCAGTGCCTGCAGCTGTGATTCCTCGTCCGACACATCCATCTGTTGGATCAGTTCTTTTTCCTGATCCGAAAGGACACTGCCATACACCTTTGCATAAAGCCCAGTCTTGAGGTTGTTTGTATTTCCTTTTGGAGCACCATGCCCTGCCGCATTCTTGTTGCCAATCTGTGCCCGGCTTCGAGCGCTCCGCTTTTTCCGGCTGCAACTTTTCCCTTGTCTGGTTGCAACTTTCCGCAGCTTCCAGTCGCGGGTGGCCCACGATTTTACCGCGCTCAGGGTGACGCCGTATTTTTCGGCAATCTCTTTATATTTCATGCCGTTTTTCCAGTCCTTGAAAGCGTCCTCATACGCGGGATCGTGCTTGTCCACTACATATCACCACCTCCGGCGTTACGTTTGTCCCACGAAATTTACCGGTGCCCGGCAATTTGTGGGCTCTTCTCTTGATTTTCTTCATTGGAGTTATTTACAGCTTGTGAAAGCTTTCTTTGCTTCCAGTACTGGTCTGCTCTCTTTTCAGCAGCGCCATACACCTGCCAATTGAATTCCGGATGATATCGACAATGTTTCATGGCACCACCCTGTTTCAAAGTATAAAAAAAGACGGCCCGAAGGTCGTCCCTGAAATATTATGTCTGCCGCTGGGACACATTGTTAAGAGGTGCGGGCAGTCTCATTGTTGTGCGGCGTGGGAGTTACAATCTCCCGGCCCTGATGTCTGGGCTGCAATCACGCTGCCGCATATCTGCACCGCCCGTGCCGCGGGGCGGCGCATAAAAGAAAGGAAGTTTGTCAGCCCGATATTATTTCGCCTCGATGCCGGGCGATGTATCATTTATGCGCTTCACTGCCGTTTCATAGTATTTGTGGTCCATCTCGAATCCCGTGTATTTTCTTCCGCTCCGGATACAAGCAACCGCCGTCGTGCCACTGCCCATGCAGTTGTCAAGAACAAGCTCGCCGGGATTCGTGTAAGTTCGGATGAGATATTCAAACAGTGCCACCGGCTTCTGCGTCGGGTGCAGGCC